TCTTTATTTTGGCCGCCCAGGGATAGGCGGCCAAAATCTCCCCCTAATTATTTAATCGCGCCTGCGAAACCCATGAGTAGTGACTCGTTAATTCGATACCGACAGAATGATAGCCCTCGATTTTCGCGGCAATCAATGTTGTTCCGCTTCCCGCGAAGGGGTCTAAAATTCTTCCACCTGATTCACAGATGTACCAGCTGCCGCATTAATTCGGTGGGCTTACCAGTGAGATGGTGCTTGTCAGCCTTTCGCACCGACTCACGGATGACACCAGGCAGCACCGGCGCTCGGCGGTCCAGCGGCATATTGCCCTTGCTGCCCCACACGATGTATTCGGCCTGATTGCGGAAGCGACCCAGCTGCGGGCGCACGCCTTCGGTCTTGTCCCAGACGGTGATGCCGCGCCAGGTGAAGCCCGCGATCTGCAGCGCGTCGGTGGTCAGCGGCAGCTGCCGCCAGTCGGTGAACAGCAGCACCGGGGCTCCATCCTTGAGCACGCGCGCGCATTCGGATAACCACAGGTGCATCCATTTCAGGTGCGAGCGCTGGTCGCGCTCGTCGCCAACGAAGTCAGCGTGCCCGCCATCTCGGCAGTACTTGGTCGACGGCGGCCGGGCACGGGCAGCGGCGGTCAGGCCGCCACTCGCGTAAGGCGGATCAGTGATCGGTGCGTCGAACGAATTCGCTTCGAGCGTGGGCAGGATGGTCAGGGCGTCGCCCTGCAGGAGCTGGTTTTTCATGGTGAGAGCCTTCTTGGATTCGCTCGCGGCGATCGGAGGTGAGGCTCTCGGCCTTCAGGTGATTTAGCGTGCCGCAACGCGGGCACTTGATCTGGATTTCATCAAAGGCGCCGGTCTTGCACAGCAGGCGGGCGCATTCGCCACAACGGAGGTTCTTGAGCATTGCGTGGTCTTGCGGTGGGAAAGGATTACGCGGCCGCTGGCGGCGCGTAGGGGGTGAAGGCGATCACCTCATCGCCCACCCAGTCGTTGATCTTCAACATGCGCGCCTGCAGCGGTTCCAGCTCGTTGGCGGCCCAAACGGCAGCGGCCTCACGGATCGACCCGAAGCCGCCAGCGTTTTGCGGCACGATGCCCATGAGCTGCGGCGGGATGCGCAGCGCGGCCAGCATGTCGTCGCGGGTGATGCCCTTGATGCCGCTGAACTCATCCTTGGCCGCTACTTCGCTGACCGGGATCAGCTTCAAGCCATCCTTGTTGCCGCCTGGCGAGTACAGGAAGAGATTGCGGAAGTTGCCCGGCCCCTTGGCGCCCTTCATGGCGCTGCGCAGCGCGTCGACGTCTTCCTGGCTCTGCTGCGGGTCGGTCAGGTACAGGATGAAACCCGCGTGCGAGCCGTTGTTGTAGTACTTGCGCCGGAACAGCGTGGCCGACTCGTTGAGCAGCGCCGACTGCATCGCCGGCATCCACTCAGGCAGGCCGTAGAGTTCCTGATCGACATCGGCTTCGCGCAGCTGGAACACGCTGCCCGGCTCGAACACGTGCTCGTCGTGCCAGGTGCGCACCTGGAAGTACTCGCCCTCAGTGATACCGCGCCGCATGTACTTGGCCAACGGCGCAGCCAGTGACAGCGCACCACCCATGCGGTTGCGGCGGCGCTCAAGGTAGCCATTGCCCAGGGTGATCCAGTCCAGCGACAGCTGCTCGAAGGCCTCGCGCGTCAGTAGCCGATGCGGCTTGAAGGTCCGCGCCAGCATGTTGCGTTTGAAGATCAGCCCGGACTGCAGAAACGGATTGCTGCGGGTGGTCTTGGACAGGCCATCCAGGGCCACAGGCGGCTCATACCAGCGCCCGTTCTGCCAGCACTCCAGATAGTCCAGCACGCCGCGCCCATCGAGCACAGGCGTCGGGTCACCAAAGGTGAACGCCTCGGTCCGTGCAGGAACGGCTGGCGCTGCAGGCGCGGTCGCGGGCAGCTGGTCGGTCAACATCAAGAGATCTCCATGAAGCCGGAGTTGCGCGCGGTGCGCCCTTCCAGAGGTTCGTTCTGCAGCGCGTGGAACAGTGCCCACGCCAGGTCCGCGTGGCCGGTCTCTTCCGAGCGGCCAGCGGTGAAGGTGGACTGGCGGCCGCTGGCCGTCATCGTCTTGCGGATGGCCATCAACGACTGCGCCACATCGGTCCAGCCGGCGTCGAACTCCAGCCGCCCGTTGTGGATCACATCGAACGCCTTGAGCACCAGGCGCGTCTTGACCTCTGGCGAGTAGCTGAAGGTGACCAGATTCGGGAAGAACTGCTTCACCAGCTGCGCTACACCGCTACCCATGCCGGTGGTGTCGATGCCGATGTAGGTCACCCAGTACCGGCGCGTGATGCGCTCGATCTCGGCGGCCTGCTTGGCGAAGTCCATGCCCCGGAACTGGATCCGCTCCAACAAGCGGAACTTGCCGCCGGGCAGCTGCGGTGGCGCCACCACGACCAGGCCGGCAGTGTCACCGGTCTCGGCCGGGTCGTAGCCGATCCACACCGCGCGATCGCCGTAGGGGCGCGCGGCGAACGGTTTGTAGTCCTCACCCCACTCGACCCAGCTATCGACCATGCACGGCTGCAGCATCGCCAGCGGGAAGATGCTGGCGCCATCGTCGACGAACTCGCACATCAACAGGTTGGCGAAGGCGTCCGGGCTGTATTCCTCGCGCAGCTCGTCGATGTCGAACAGGTCGCAGCCGCGGCGCTGGGCGTCGAGGATGTTGACGATCTGCCGCCAGGCGCGGTCCTGGCAGCGGCGACCGCCGGCCAGCGCATCATGCGAGACATCGATCTGGATCCGCTGCGCGGCCGGCTTGCCCTTGTTGCGGCGCTCGCCGGTCCAGAACGTGTAGGCCTCGTGGGCCATGCTCGATGGCGTGCTGAAGTAGGTCTTGCGCCACTTCATGTGCATCGCCATACCGCTGGCGACCTTGTTCAACTCGTTGAACCCGTAGGTCCAGAAGAATTCGTCGAAGTAGAAATTGCCGTGGTAACCCTGGGCGGTGCGCGCATTGGTGCCCAGGAAAAACAACTCGGCGCCGTTCGGGAACACGATGCTGTCGCCGCCGGAGAGCGTCTCGTCGATCGTCTCGCGCACGAACTGCTGCATGTAGCCGCGGAACAGGTGCGCCTGCGCTTTGGACGCACTGAGGAAGATCTGATTGCGCCCGGTGGTGAGCGCATCGATCAGCGCCTCGCGGGCGAAGTAGAACGTGGCACCGATCTGGCGCGACTTGAGGATGATGCGGGTGCGCTCGTTGCCTGCCCGGTACCAGTCGCGCTGATAGTCGAAGCAGCCGTCGACGAACGCCGTGGTCAGCTGCTCGATCTGCTCCTCGGTGAAGTCGTTGCGCTTGGGCTTCTTCTTGGGCGCTGCGTTGCGGTTCGCCACAGCCGGATTCAGGTCTGCCTCGTTGCCGCCGCCCTGGTAACGCTGGATGCGCGCCTGGCGCTCCAGCTGGCGGTGCAGCAGATCAATTTCCTTGAAGTCGCCGCCGGACTTTTCCGGCTTCATGATCAGCACGACTAGGCGCGCTTCCAGTGCACCACCGATGCGTTCAACGTTGTCTGCGCGATCCCACTCGTCACGCGACTTCCAGCTGTGTACAGTCTTCTCGTTCTCGCCGATGGCCTGCGCAATTTCCGTCACGCGCCATCCCATCCAGTACAGGAACTTGGCCTGTCTGCGGGTGTCCATTGGGAGCTGGGTGGCAACGCTTTGCATGCCGACCAGGGTGCGGCCCACCTCTTAATCCCGACAGTTCAACGACGCGTAATCGCCTGATTTACACGGTGATTGCGTTGCTGCGCTATGCGTCGCGTTTGACCATGGGTCATCGCAAACGCATCCAGCGCAGAGGACACCCATGTCGGCCAAGGCCAAGAAGTTTCGTTCCAACTGGTTCCGCGTGGCCGTCGAGGGCGCCACCACCGATGGCCGCACGATTCAGCGCAGCTGGATCGACGACATGGCCGCCACCTACAACCGCGAGACCTACAACGCCCGCATCTGGATCGAGCACATGCGCAGCCTGCTGCCGGACTCGCCGTTCCGTGCGTATGGCGATGTCACCGCCGTCAAGGCCGAAGAGGTGGAGATCGACGGCACCAAGCGTCTGGCGCTGTTCGCCCAGATCGAGCCGACCGCCGACCTGATCACCATCAACAAGTCCAAACAGAAGCTCTACACCAGCATCGAGGTGCAGGAGAAGTTCGCCAACACCGGCAAGGCGTATCTGGTCGGCCTGGCCGTGACCGATTCGCCGGCCAGTCTGGGCACCTCCATGCTCAGCTTCGCCAGCCAGAACCCGGACGCCAATCCGCTGGCCGATCGCAAGCAGTCACCGGGCAACCTGTTCACCGTTGCCGAAGAGACCGCACTGGAATTCAGCGAAGTCAGCGAAGGTCCGGTCGCCAATCTGCTCAGCCGGATCCGCACCGCACTCAAGAGCGAGGACGCCACCAGCATTACCGCCGAGCAGTTCGCAGAGCTTGGCGAAGGCGTCGAAGAGATCGCCGAGCACGTGCGCGGCCAGGACGAACGCTTCAACCGCCTGCAGGCCGAGCACGCCGAGCAGAAGACCAAGCACGAACAGCTGGCAAACGACCTGGCGCAGCTGCGCGAGTCGCTGTCGCAACAGCCGGACCCTGCACAGCCCGCACGCCCGGTGGTCACTGGCGGCGGCGCGGCCGTGCTGACCGACTGCTGATCCCACCACACAACACACACGCCGCCAGCGCCACACCTTCGGAGCCACCATGCAAAACGCCACCCGCCTGCAGTTCAACCAGTTCGCCGAGCAGATCGCCAAGCTCAACGGCATCAACTCCGCCTTCCACTCGTTCGCCGTCGATCCGACCGTGCAGCAGAAGCTGGAAACGCGTATGCAGGAATCGAGCGAATTCCTGTCCAAGGTCAACATCATCCCGGTGGACGAACTGTCCGGCCAGAAGGTGGGCATCGGCGTCACCGGCAGCATCGCCAGCCGTACCGATACCGGTGCCGGCAAGACCCGCACTCCGCGCAACATGGCCACGCTCGACAAGAACGAGTACGTCGCCAAGAAGACCGACTTCGACACCGCCATCCCGTATGCGCTGCTCGATACCTGGGCCAAGTTCCCCGACTTCCAGGCACGCCTGCGCGATGCCATCGTCAAGCGTCAGGCGCTGGACCGTCTGCAGATCGGCTTCAACGGCACGCACGCTGCTGCCGACACCGACCGCGCCGCCTTCCCGCTGCTGGAAGACGTCAACATCGGTTGGCTGCAGCAGTACCGCACCAACGCCCCCCAGCGCGTGCTGGCGAGCGGCAAGACGGCCGGCAAGGTCGTTATCGGCGGTGCCGGTGCCGACTACGGCAACCTCGACGCGCTGGTGTATGACGCCGTGAGCAATCTGCTGGACCCGTGGCACCGCAAGGATCCGAGCCTGGTGGTGGTGCTGGGCCGCGACCTGATGCACGACAAGTATTTCCCGATGGTCAACAAGGACCAGCCGGCCAGCGAGAAATTGCGACCGACTTGATCTTGAGCCAGCGCCGCGTGGGCGGCCTGCAGGTCGCCGAGGTGCCGTACCTGCCAGACGGCGCATTGATGGTCACTTCGCTGGCAAACCTGTCGATCTACTACCAGACCGGCGGCCGGCGCCGTCACATCAAGGAAGCGCCGGAACGCGATCGCATCGAGAACTACGAGTCCTCCAACGATGCCTACGTGGTCGAAGACTACGGCCTGGGTTGCGTGGTCGAGCACATCGAGATCGAGGCCTAAGCCATGGCCGACAGTCCCGCAAAGCGCCACCACAGCCGCGTGCTCGCCGAGCTGGAGGCCGCCCAGCGTGCCCCGCACCAGCTGATGGCCGGCGCCACCGCCTACGAGCAGCACATGGCGCAGTTGCAGAGCGATCGCCTGCGCTTGAAGCAGATTCAGTCCGACCAGGGCAAGGCCGCGCTCAAGGTGCAGCTGCTGCCGGCCTACGTGCCGTATCTGGCCGGCGTGCTGGCCAGCGGCCAGGGTGCGCAGGATGAGATCGTCACCACGTGCATGGTGTGGCGCATTGATGCCGGCGACTATGCCGGCGCGCTGGAGCTGGGCGCCTACGTGCTCAAGCACCAGCTGCAGATGCCCGACCGCTTCACCCGCACGGTGGGCTGCGTGCTGGCCGAAGAGATCGCCGAAGCAGCGTTGTCGGCCCAGAAGACCGGCCAGCCGTTCGATGCGGCTGTCCTGGCCGACACCGCCACGCTGACCGCCGAGCAGGACATGCCCGACGAGGTGCGCGCCAAGCTGCACCTGGCACTGGCCCGCGCATCGCTGGCAGGCATCACCGATGAGACGCCTGCCGACCAGGCGCAGCCGATCGCCGCCGCCGCTGTCGCCGACCTGCAGCGTGCCATCGCCCTGCACGGCAGCTGCGGCGGCAAAAAGGATCTGGAGCGCGCCGAGCGCCTCTTGAAGAAGTTCAGCGTTGAGCCTGCGGGCACCAACGCATAACCGAGCGTCCCCGCAACCCTCGCCGGCTCGGAGCTGATCCACAGCAATGCATCGCTGCGGTGACGCCCCGACCACCGGCGATCTATTCCGAGCCATGCATGAGCGGATTCACTGCCACCGGCACCACGAGCGCCACGCCTGATGCGATCGCCAATGCGCCGTTCTGGCCGGAGATCGCCCCGACCAGCGTGCGGGCGAGCATGCGCCTGGATGGCACCGTCACCGATGCACGCCTGCGCCACGCCATCGTCGCCGCCATGCTGGCGGTCAACGATGAGTTGCAGACCTGGGCGCAGACGCAGCAGGCCGCCGGCTGGGCCGCATTGGCCGATGTACCCAGCAGCACCGTCGACGGCATCTCGCGCCGCGTGCAGCTGTACCTGCGCGCCGTTGCGTGTGCCACAGCTGTCGAGGTGGCAGAGCGTTACCGCAGCTTCGACGCGACCGACAGCGCCAACCAGCGCGCCGATGACCTGTCACCGAGCATCACCGAGCTACGCCGCGACCAGCGCTGGGCCGTGCGCGACCTGCAGAACCTGCCGCGCAGCACGGTGGAGCTCATCTGATGCGCGTGCACGCCATGCAAGGCGACACCGTCGACCTGCTGTGCTGGCGCCACCTGGGCAGCACGGCCGGCCTGGTCGAGCGCACCTACCTCCTCAATCCCGGCCTGGCCGAACTGGGCGCCGTGCCGCCGCATGGCACGCCAGTGGAGTTGCCCGAGGTAACCACCACCACAGCGGCGATGACGCCGCTTGTGCAGCTATGGGACTGATCTAATGACCGAACCCACCTCCGTATCGAGCGGCTTTTTGATCGCCACCGGTGTGGGCCTTGCCTCCGTGCTGCCTGGCATCGACGGCGATGCGCTGATTGGCGCCTTCGCCGGCGGCGCGTTGTTCGTGGTGTCCGCCGCCAAGCAACCACTGCTGGCGCGGCTGATCTATTTCCCGGTGAGCGTGATCGCCGGCTACCAGCTGGCGCCGGAAATCCTGCGTTGGTTGCCGATCAAGTCCAGTGGCGTGGCCGCCTTCGCCAGCGCGGCGTGCGCGATCACCGTCACGCTGGGCCTGATCGAAAAGAGCAAGTCGTTCGACTTTTCCTTCCTACGTCGTGGAGGTCCGCCCAGTGCATAGCCTGGTCACCGTCCTGACGTTGATGGCCTCGCTCGCCATCTGCGTCCGCCTGCTTACCTACCACCGCCCGGTCGATGCGCGCCATCGACGCGGCGCGGGCTGGTGCGCGTGGTTGCTGATCGCCAGCACTGGCGGCCAGGCACTGCACATCCTGCTGGCCGGCGCCGGCTCGCAAGTCAGTCTTTGGCACCTGGGCACGTCGATCGTGCTGGCGGTGCTTACCTACCGCGCCCAGGGCAACGTGGCGCGCATCCTGAAGGTCGATTGATGTTCACCGATACCCAGCTCGCCTCAATCATGCAGTGCTCGGCCCAACGCGCACAGCGCTGGCACGGCCCACTGCTTGCCGCCGCCAACCGCTTCGGCATCACCACCAAGCGCCGCGCCGCGCACTGGCTCGGCCAGGTCGGCCACGAAAGCCTGAGCCTGTCACGCATGGAAGAGGGGCTGACCTACACCATCAGCGCTCGGCTGTTGGAAGTGTTCGGCGCACGCATCACGCCCGCGCAAGCGCCCAAGTTCCTGCGCAATCCGGTGGGCCTTGCCAACTTCGTCTATGCCGACCGCCTGGGCAACGGCGACGCCGCCAGCGGCGACGGTCACCGCTATCGGGGCCGTGGTCCGATGCAGCACACCTTCCGGGGCAACTACCGCCGCATCGGCGTGCTGATCGGCTTGCCGGTGGAAGAGCAGCCGGATCTGCTGCTGCAGATTGAGCCGAGCGCACTGGGTGCGGCGGCGTACTGGCACGACAACGGCCTCAACGTGCTGGCCGATGCCAGCGATGTGCTCGGCTTGGGCCGCAAGATCAACTTGGGCAACGTGCGCGCCAAGCGTTTGCCCGAAGGCCACAGCGATCGTGTCACGCGCACGCAGCGTGCCCTGCAGATCCTGGGTGTCAGCTGATGGTCACGCGCCTGATCATCCTGCTGGCGCTGATTGCACTGCTTGTCGGTGGCTGCGTGTGGCAGGAGCGGCGCGTCAGCACTGCTCGCACAGAGCGCAAGCAAGCGCTAGACGCAAAGACTGCCGCCATCGCCGAGCGCGACAGTGAAAGGGCTTCCACAAAAACCGTTGTCGAGTACGTCGACCGCGTGCAGATCGTGCGCGAAGCCGGCGCCACCATCACCCGCGAGATCCCGATCTATGTCACCCAGAAAGCAGACGCTGCTTGCGCTATCCCTGCTGGCTTTGTGCGGCTGCACGACGCCGCCGCCACGGGCAACCCTGCCGGGCCGCCCGCCGGAGATCCTGATGCGCCGGCCGCCGGCATTACGCTCTCTGGCATTGCCGGTACCGTCGCCGACAACTACACCAGCTGCCACGCCACCGCCGCGCAGCTGAGCGCGTTGCAGAACTGGATCGACCTGCACGCAACGGAGCCGGCGCCATGATCAAGCCCGCCAACCTGCGCGCGCATCTGGTCGCGGCCCTGCCGGACCTGGCACGCGATGCCGACCGGCTGCTGGTGTTTATCGATGCAGGCAGCCTGGTCAGCACGTTCCAGCCGGGGCTATCGTTCGAGTACCAGTACACGCTCAACCTGATCCTGACCGATTACGCCAGCCATCCGGATAGCGTGATCCTGCCGCTGCTGGAATGGGTGCAGGGCAATCAGTCCGAGCTGCTGTCCAATACGTCGCGTCGGGGTGAGATCACGTTCGAGGCCGACATCCTTGCCAACGATGCGGTGGATCTGTCGATCAAATTGCCGCTGACCGAGCGCGTCGTGGTCAAAGCGAAGGAAGGCGGCGGCTACGACATGTCCCATGCACCCGAACCCGTGATCGATCCCACATGGATGAGCTGACCGCGCTGGAGAACTGGGCCGCGCCGTTGCTGGCTCGCCTGCAGCCCAGTGAACGCCGCACGCTGGCCCGGCAGATCGGAACGGAGCTGCGGCGCTCGCAGAGCCAGCGCATCGGCAAGCAGCAGGCACCGGATGGCACTCCCTACGCACCACGCAAGCAGCAACTTCGGGACAAGGTGGGCAGAGTCAAGCGCAAGACGATGTTCGCCAAGCTACGGCAGGCCAAGTACTTCAAGGTCAGCGCCAGTGCTAACCAGGTGAGCGTGGGATTTTTGGGGCGCGTATCGCGCATCGCGCGTGTGCACCAAGAGGGGCTTACCGAACAGGTGCGGCCTGGCGGACCACGAGCGCGATACAACAAGCGTTTGCTGTTGGGCTTCAATCAGTCAGACTACAAGATGATTCTGGATTTTCTGATTAATCATCTGTCCGAGCATCGCTAGTTCGTGCTGCGCACTAGCGACAAGCGAACTCAAGCTTTAAGCGGCATTGTGCATAGAGGTTTAGGCGAATTAGACTCACGAGACGGGGAACTCGGGGGTGCCTTTCGATGGAAATATCTGACGAAACGATCAGGGGTTCGCTGCGTCTTATCGGTGACGACGACTTGCTGAAGCGTTGGGCAAAAGGCCATTTTAACGAGCAAGCATTGCCCATCGCCCAAGCTGAGCTTGAGCGAAGAGGACTAGATGTTTCCGAAGATGCCATCGCTCGGATGGAGACACGCGAAGAAGAAGACAAAAAAGCGATACGCCGTCATCAGAAATTGACCGCGAAGCGTTTCGCATTGCGCTTATTTTTGGGAGTGCTTGGCACCGCAATTGCTGGTATTGCCACATTCCTGGTTGCACTTCGATGACACGCAACTCAATTCGATTAGCGCTTGTGGGTGGCGTGCGATCACCTCCTATTGCTGGAGCAAAGGGTGAATGCCCAACCTGCGGGTCTGCAATGATCGCCAAATGCGGCCCGAAGCTTATTCACCATTGGGCACACAAAGGGCGTCTCGACTGCGACCCTTGGTGGGAGGGCATGACTCAATGGCATTTAGATTGGCAAGCCAATTGGCCCCTGGAATGCCGCGAGATAAATCACAAGGCTCCTGATGGAGAGATACACCGCTGTGACGTGAGGACGCAATCGGGGATTTATGTTGAAATCCAGCATTCTGCAATGACTGACGCCGAGCGGCAGTCACGCGAAGATTTTTATCAGAATTTAGTCTGGATTATAGACGGCACCAAGTTCGCCAAGAACTTCAAGGTGCATCATATTCTCCCGGACCCCACGCTTGATTGGGCAAAGGATCTAGTTTGGTATCCAGTTGAACATCCAAGTCATTGGGGGACAAGTTGCGGAATGTACTTTAAACGGTCTCTAATTCAGGAAGACAGAAAGAGGCTTCCAGACTCAGACATGGGGCGTATCTTCTTCTTGCCTCACGATCAAGAGATGTTCGAAGAAGCATACATCGGCCATCACCAGTACTCTTGGCTGCGCCCTCATAGCACTTGGCTCGCCGCTACGCGCCCCGTCTACATCGATTTCGGCGATAAATTTGTTTACCGCCTTGAAAAGTATCCAATCGGCAAGATCCCATGCGTTAGATTAGTGAGCAAATCTAATTTTATATCTGAACTGTCCTCAAAAGATTCAGCTTCCGATGTTTGCTTCTGAATTGAAAATCCATCTCCATTATTAATTTTAAAAATACCCACAAGGAAGCGAAATCAATGTTCTTTCATATCGATGAGACTGGAAACACGGGCAATGATCTCTTTAATAAGGATCAGCCGAGGCTAGGCTATGGCGTTTTATCAAGCAGAATGAATGTCGACGCGATCGGAGTTGATCTTCATAAGAGGATGCTTCAAACGATTAAATCAACTGAACTTCACGCCAAGGATCTGCGCACATCTGGAATAGTAAAAATCTCAGATCTACTTCTCAAGCTTCAAGACAAGATGAGCTTTGATTTTGATTATTATTTTATAGAAAAAAGGACGCATGCCAGAGTTCTTTTCTTTGATGCTGTTTTTGATGCCGGACTAAATCCCGCAGTCAGATGGGAAAGCTATTGGACGCCCATGCGATTTGTGATAATCCATAAGCTAGCCTACATCTTGGACGAAGACCTACTTCGCAAATCGTGGAGCTTGTGCACGGACCGTAATATTGACAGGCGCGAAGCGGATATCGTCGAACTACTTACAGAAATAAAAGCAAGAGCATCAAATAGCGGCTTGGATCACAGAAGCATAGAGATAATATTGGACGCCCTTTCATACGGGATAAAGAATCCAATGGAGCTGGATTTTGGCTATCCAGATAAAAAAATCGTCTCTCCTAATGCTGTTGGCTTCCAGTTCGTCGTGAGCGCTCTAGCTAGAAGACTCAGAAGCAAGGGACTAAAAGATGCATCTTCAATCATTGTCGATCGACAAAATGAGTTCAACAAAGCTCAGATTGAAACCCACAGGGTGCAAGGACTTATAAAGCAGGGCATGCAGCATGCGCCACTCAAGGACAGGCAGGCTATTCTGAATCATCCACTATACAAGCACATGGACGTTGACGAACTTCTTGGAAGAGGCTACCCGGCCAGAGAGATAGCTGTTATGGATAGCAGCAACTCAATTGGACTTCAGATCGTTGACATCTATCTCTGGATGGCGCAGCGAATGGTGACCGATCAACTTCCGCGAGAGCTATATCAGCTAGCAAGAAAAATATTCCGCAGGTCTTTGATAGATGGAATCAGCATGGACGGAATGGAAAAACGTTTTAACGGCTTCATGTCCGATGTCGCCAGCTATGGAGATTTATCGCAGGAACAGTTGCGTGCGGCGGCCGAGGATATCGAACGGCACCGAGTTAAAGTTCGGGAAATGAGCCTTGAGTGATTTGTATCAGCATGCAATCTGCCGGGACCGCACCAATCGCTGCATGTAATTTTAGGTTTTACTAGACAAGCGCATTGGCCGATTAGCGCAACGAGGGGAGTCTATAACGACTCCCTCCCTCCTCATGCGCTATGGCCTCCTTCACGGCGGTAGATCTATCCAGGCTCCGAGCTCCCGACCTTATAGAGGCGCTGGACTTCGAGACGATTTTCGCTGAGGCGCTAGCCCAGTTTCGCAAGCTGCTGCCGGAATTCTCCGCGCTCACGGAAGCCGACCCGGTCCACAAGCTGCTGCAGCTGTTTGCAGCTCGCGAGCTGCTGCTCCGCCAACGCGCCAACGACAAGGCCCAGCAGACCATGCTGGCCTTCGCCACCGGCAGCAACCTCGATCACCTCGGCGCGCTATTCGGAGTGGCGCGGCTAGTACTCGATCCGGGGCAGCCGGAGAACGGCATTGCACCAACCCACGAGTCGGACGTGGACTTCCGCCGCCGGATCCAGCTGGCGCCCGAGGGCTTCAGCGTTGCCGGCCCCGAGGGCGCGTACATCTACCACGCGCTCAGCGCGGCCGCCGATGTCATGGACGCCAGTGCCACCAGCCCCGCACCCGGGCAAGTACTGGTAACCATCCAGTCGCGCACCGGAGATGGCATGGCTCCACAGGCGTTGTTGGACCAGGTCGCTTCGATTCTCACCAACGATGACGTGCGCCCGCTGACCGACAGCGTCACGGTCCAGAGCGCCCAGATCGTCCCGTATGCCATTCGTGGGCGCGTCTACACCTACGCTGGCCCGGACTCGGCGGTGGTCATCCGTGAGGCGCTGCGCAGCCTGCGGGCGTATCTGGATGAGGCACACCGCATCGGCCGTGATGTCCCGGAGTCAGCCATCAAGGCCAAGCTGTTCGCCGATGGTGTGCAGCGCGTGGAGCTGGACTCGCCTGCAGCGGACATCCGGATCAGCCGCACGCAGGCCGCCTACTGCACCGCGATCGACATTGTGCACGCCGGCATCGATGAGTAATTCCCCGCTGCCGCCCAACACAACGCCCATGGAGCGCGCCCTGGCCGCCGTTGCGGCGCGCCTGGAAGCGATCCCGTTGCCATATCCAGACCTGTGGAATCCGGACACATGCCCCGCCGGCCATCTGCCTTGGCTGGCCTGGACGCTATCGGTGGACGACTGGAAGGCCGACTGGAGCGATGCGGTCAAGCGCTCGCGCCTGCGCAGCGCCATGGCAATCCAGCGCCGAAAAGGCACCGCCAACAGCGTCCGCATGGTGGTGGCCTCGTTCGGGGGTGCGGTGACCATCCGCGAGTGGTGGCAGCAGCAGCCACACGGCCAGCCGCACACCTTCGAGCTGACGCTCACGCTCAACGGCTCCGATGGCAGAGCTGCGAGCGCCCGGTTCGTCGATGAGGTCATCGCCGAGGTTGAGCGCACCAAACCGGTCCGCTCGCACTTCGGCTTCGTGCAGGGCCTGGGGCCTGAGTGGAGCAATTATAGCGGCGTGCGGGCAGCGCTCTGA